AACGGCAATACGACCATCTACTGGGGAACCAGCAGCAATAGTATTGTCTACATAAATTGTTGTAAGGTCTGTGATTGGTGAATATACTGCGCCGTTTATAAAGTCAACACCAACAGCAATGTCACCTACAAGTATTTCTTCTTCAACAACTATAGTGAAATTACTTCCTACGAGGGATGTACTTTTAATTATGTAAGTATTTGTTAGCGTATCGGTAGAATCTACTGTTGCAATCTTCATTCCCACTTCATATGTTGCCGACGGGACAGGTGATGAAGCATTATTTACTGTAAAGTTTGCGATTCCAGCAATACCCGGTATTACAGATACAATCGTGTCTAATCCACGAATGATGTAATTTCCTTGGTGGGTAACACTATTATCTACTACAAAGCTTGATGGCGACGGTGAACCTATCGTAGAGGAAACAAACGCGTCTATGAACTGATGTGCTGTTCCAAACGTGTTTTCTACTGTATCTATAGCGGTAATATCAAAGCCGTGCTTATACTTCCATGCTCTATCACCCCACAAGTGTACGTCATTGTTCTTATATGCATCATCCCAGTAATCTGGTTTTGATGAATACCCCTGCAAAATCCAAGGTTCTAAGTGTGGATATGGTGTTCCATAAAACTTTTCATAAAGGTCGCGCCAGTCACCACCAGACTCCGAACCATCATTAAGATTGTTTGGGTTGCCTGATGTTATAGGGCTAGGTAATATACCAGAGTATATGCTTCCACGAATACCGTCTTTAACATCACCCGTAACATATACGGTAGTGATATCACTACCACCATCATAAACGGCTGAGATTGTTTCCCACGTACCATTGTTGTTTATTGAGTTGTTAACATAAAATGTTAAGCCTGCGACGAATAAAGATGGAAGTACTTCCACCAGAAGTAGAACGTTTATAGTTCCACGTAAATGGCTCTGCGGAGTCGAAATCTACATTCTTAAACGGTTCTTCGATTTCGCTTTGTGATACATGTGAAAGGAATGATTCACCAAGGTGTTGTAAGTACTGCACCTCGTTATTTGCTTGTGTCTCTGCGAAGTCATAATTAAGTTCTGTTACATCAGCAGGTGCGTTTTCATATAAACGATTTTCCAATTCAAATATAACATCACCAAGGATGATATTTAAATCAATCTCTTGCCATGCCGATTCGTCGGCGGTTCTAAAGTCATTAGGGTCTGTGCCGTTGTGTAATCTACCATCACCAATTGTAAGTCCATCAACAACTGCCCAGAATGTTACACCTACCCCGTCTGTACGTTTAACGCGTAATACTTCTAATCCGGGCGTTAAGTCCATCCATAGGGTGCCATCTGGAACCGAAGAGTCTGGTTCTTGTATACCAGAGGCTGCAACAACATAACGATATAACGCCGTTGGTGCAGATGTGTAATACCAATACACTCCATTTCGTCCTGATATTGTACTAAATTCTGCATTAAATTCTGCAATATCGTTCGCAGGTAATGCCGCAGATTGAATACCTAATGTTGCCGTAGACTGAATACCTAATGATTCATTCCCAAATCTAGGGTCTGGTGTGTTTATCAAAAGGGTTGCAATAACGGCTTCCGTTGCTTCCGTAAGCTCATAAGAGTCGCGGTGACCATCGTGGTGTGCTACTTCGTTTAATCCTACAGATTCATCGATGGTTCTTTCAGGAACAGAACGTTGCACTAAATAAAGATACGGTAGTGTTGCAATCCAGTTTCTAACACCAAGGTCATTGTCGCCATCATTATCGGTAAATGTTGTACTATCGCCATATAAAAATGCAGCATTGTCGTTTGATTCATATAGTTCAATAATAGTGGAAGCCATAATTGAAGATACATCAAGAATAGCTTCGGTACTTACGCTTCGGTACTTACGTCGGATAATACATCAACAGAATTCTCCCTGTATATTTCTTTAACTACATTGAGTAGACCTTCGTATTGGTCGTGTGCGAATTCTATTAACGAACGCGGCGTTACGTTGTTAACCATAACAGAAGATACTAAAGTATCAAATCCATTGTTGAATTCCTTTATGGTTCCACCAAGGGCATAGTTAACATCGTTTATATGTACAATATTAAATTGTCCTGCTTTCGTTCCCGTCCATCCGGGTACAGTTGGTTGTTCATTAATTATCGTTGTGAAGTGTGTTAATAGTTCAGTCGAATCAAGAAACTTTCTATTTTCATGTAAATTGTTGTAGTATAGTGGGTCTGGAATTTCCCAGTCGCCAACCCAAACACCTGTTGGTGAAATATGATTAGCTTGACTTTCATACCATTCTTCTGTTGCTTGGATAAGGGCTTCAGCCTCTGTTATCGCGGGGTCTGTTGCTAAAATTTCAACTACTCTATTTGCGACGAATTCATCCTTTTCGTCATTATATACTGCTTCGGAGCGGCGCATCCAGTCAACTTGCGCAGGGACGTATAAGTCGTTATCTTTTCCTGCCCTCCAAATAGTTTGCAAATTCACATCAGTAACTAACGCATCAACGCCCTGAATTTCAATCCAAGAACTCGTACCCACAAATCGCTTAAATAGGGTATCCGTCGTTGTATTGTACCAGTACAAACCATCAATTAGGCGTTCGGCGGCATCTGGTTCTACTGAGCTTACTATCCCACGGCGATAAAACTCTGACATGAGCGTTTTATCGTTCCAATGATTTTCGTCCCAAAACATTAATTCGTTAGTTTCCTTATTATACCAGTAATCGTTTTGTTTGTTTGCATAATCTCTGTATGCAAATAGTTCGGCATCATCCTCATCCAATAAAAATTGGTCAAATTCATATACATCATTAACTGAATCGTGGACAATTCTTAATCCAACTGCTTGGTTAATAGCAGAGTTACTTGATGTCTTGTACCCAAATATAGGATTTGTTCTATGTGCGGGTTGTCCCTCGACAGTAAAAATATCAAACAATGGATATTGATTTGTTTTGGTTTTAATTTGTTCTACAACACGGTACCCTGTGGCACTAATTGGAATATCACCTATGTTTGGGTATACTTCGTTGTCTTCTTCCATACGGACAGGAATATTACCAGAACCAATTTCATCTGTTGATGCTTCACCCACAATGATTCTTACATTTGTACCAGCAGTACGGTCTGTAAAAAAGGCAACACCTGTAACATAAACCCTAACGTGTGCAGAATTTACAAATCCTATTCCATCTTCTGGGAGAATAGGATTTGTAACATTGGATATATTACCATTAACCGTAGTGTTGGTGGGAATAGTTTCCACAACACGGATTCTATTAAATGTTCCAGTAGGGGCAACAGTAAAGGTTGTTGTATCGATACCAGAATTATCTGATATACGGATAGTATCTGCAGGCGAACCCGATGCAAAATATGACGTAGGGTCAAAATTTAATGCAGACGCATTTATTATAAATTCGTTATTACCAAAGTCAATACCTACTATATCAAATACAACTTCACCAATTTCGTCATACGTTCCAAATTCGCGGATGACATCATCACCAGCAGCGTCAGCCGCGTATACGCGAATATCATCATGACCAAATAATGCCTTGCGGGTAAATGGTCGGGTTGAGTTTGGTGGAATAGTATCAAGCAACATAAAGGTAGAAAGGTCAATATTCAACAAATAATTTTGTGCGTATAATGACGTAGTGTATTCGTATGTTGTTGGTGAACCAACAGGTATTGGTGTTTGGGTTTCATCAATAGCGATATATGGATTTACTGTTTGGTGTGGCGCGGGGACATTATCATCAGCACTAACAAATAACCAGTGGATACCATAACCTTCCCATAGGTCGCCTTCTACGCTCCGCACAGGTTCAATTGATATTGTATTAGGGCGATTATCATCGCTCATATGGAAAATAGTTGAGGGGCTGCCTATTGCAGATTCTGGTGGGCGAGCAGTAAATGTTACATACGTTCTATATGGGAACCCAGAAGGTAATGTCTTATAAGAAGATGAGGTGACAGTATAAGATGTTTTTAATAAATCATCAACAAAGAATACTTCCCTACCTTCAACAAAGTAATCTGTCATATCACCGTAACGGTCATCAAACAATATTTCGTTAGTTACTACATCTACATGTTCCCACCACGTCAATTTTTCTAATTCTATGCGTGTTGGTTTGTTGGATGTTGCCTCAAACGCAACTTCCTCTTCGCTACGATAAGACCAATTATAATTGACGTATGTCCATTCGTTTAATTCTAAATCCCAATCGTATTCAATGATTGGTTGATTTGCACGCTGAACTGAAGTAAAATTATCTACGTCATTTTTATGGAACCAATTATTTTGGCTAATCCACTGTTCGGTGGCAGTAATTCTTGGGCGCGTATCACAACTAAGTGATAAATCCCATAAGTCTATACCCGTAGTTTGTTCTAATAAAAGACTAAAGTTTCTCCAAATAACAACCCATGTGACTGGTGAGCCAGTTGCTTGATATAATATGTTGGCAACTGTGTCATACCATAATTCAGTGTCATCTCCAACACCAGATACTGGCGGGGCGGCGTGACTTATTCTTGTAATCAAGTTTGTGTGGTCTGATATACCATCGGGAACTGCGTTGCCGTCTGCGTCTTCGTCGTCACCCCAAAGTGGGTCAAGTGGGTTATCGTCCCAAAGCGAGATGTCCCATCCACCAAAATCACCACACTGGCATTTCATATCTGTTTCAAATATAGAAAGTTGTTCTTCTAATGAAACTTCACCGCCTGCGGTGTCATCTGTTACACGGAAATCAATTGTAACAATTGTTTCTTTATTAACTCCGTCATATGTAGAGCTGATTGCTTCTACAAAAGCATTATTCAAATCTGTGTTTGTGCTGTTGCGGATGAAGAAAGTAAACCCCTCTGTAAACAAACCAGTGTAGTCACCAGAGTCTGTTACCGCGACTGGCGGCGAACCTACTAATGTTGTATTGGCGGGTAATACCAACTTATTAAAACGTCTAAGCGAAACCACAGCCGCAGCTACTGGGCTACCAGCTGCAATAGCAGAATCTACAGTTAATGTAGTTTCATTGGTTACACCACTATATGTCGGTGTTGTTGTTACTTGATAGGTTCCGTCGTTACTTGTAGTGCTGACGATATCAATAAAGTCGCCGAATAATATATCAGTGGTGGCGTCGCCTTCTATTTTTAATGAATCGGGCGAGGAAGTGAATTCTGTAATCTTATAGTTTGTCGTTACTTCACCATTTCGAATTTCATCTATGGTGAATGTAGAACCATATTGTTCGATTATTCCATCCCAGAAATTGAATTTTGCGGTAGCAGTTGAACAAGTACTACGAATCGTTATGTATTGTGGGATTGAATTTGGGTCTTCTGAATCGACCCAGTAGTAATCACGATAATTAATTATCTTGTTGATATCAATTGGCGGAACCCAATTAAATTTCTGTGTGGCGCCCCATTGCGAAAATTGGTCAATGTCAACCCCAAGGCGTTCAAGTTCCTTTTGCATATCCACCCAAGACGTCATATGCTCAACAGAACCTATTTTATTATATGGGATTGGTTGTAACTGATAAGCTTGACGATGAACGTCCTGCTCATGTATTTGTCGTGAGCGTAAAGCATTAGGATTGCCACGACCGATATAACCAGCAACCTTTTCAATTTCTTGCTTAGTTAAATAACGATTAAATATGTTGTCAAAAATACTTAAATTAACGTCGGACTGTAATGGCTCAGGCAAAAGCTTGAGCAAGTCCATGCGAGGTTTTGTATAATCTGTCTTATTTTCTGCCACTGTTCTATATTCTCCGAGTGTTCCAAGTATTTATCATAGGAACATTATGCCCAAAACGGCTATTGGCGAATATTTTCAGGCGTAAATGATTCTATTATTTCAATATTGTACTTGGAATAGGTCGCCAAATTGGTTAGTATTGAACGTAGGCACCAATACAATGGATTTTATTTCGGGTCCGAGTTTATTGTGGATGGCTGCTGCCAACTCAGTAAAGAAGAACGTTTCACCAAAGTCCCAATAATTAAGGTCGAAGTAAGTCCGCATTGTTTCAATAATTTTCACCTTAACTTCATTATCAGTAAGGGTGTTTATTGTTGGGCGAATAACCTTAAAGTTAGCCTGCAATTCTGGAATAGCCCTCGGACCAAACAATATCTTAATATCGCCCGTTTGTAATATAACAGTGTCTGAAATCATACGGCTGTCTAATAACTCCGAATACGCTGTGCGCAAATCCAATGGGGTTGGCGGTGTTGGTCTTGTATCGGTTTTGTTTTCTAGCCAACGCTGCAAGCCTTGATAGTATGCACGTGTAATGATGAAAGTATCAATAATATTAGATGGAGCTGGGTCAACAAGGTGTAAGCGAGGTGTCGTATAGAACCATGCGAAGTTTAGTGGGTATCTACCATGTTCACGCTTCCACAAGCCATCACCAGCAGTGTCAGATACAACCCAGTTGTTTTTACTTGTCGTAGATGATAGTATAGGTACATATTCCTCTGTTGATGAAGCACGATTGAAGTATACGAACTGCTTAGATGCTACTTGCACCGTCACGCCCGCTTGCGGTGTGTTAAGTGTTATCGTTGTTCTTTCGGTCGGCGCTCCAGCCGCAGTTTGTTCTTTCCATGTATTGCCCGACGTACCTTCGAACCATTCCGTGTTGTCAACAATTACAGTTAAGGTATCCGCAGCGGTATCTTCTACATAAGACATATTAGATATGGTAAATACTATATCTGTCGTAGCGGGGCTGCCTGCAAGCACAAAGGATTCTGTCGCAAATAAAAGGTCAGTCTGTGTTAAATTGTCTGGGATACCGTCATCGGTTGTATCTGTGGGTATGACAGACAATCTATTGTCATCAGGCAAACCAGCATTTGGTAAATTCTGTTCAACCAATTCTTGACCCAATACATTGTAGTCCTGATTTACTGTAAGTATTGCGTTGCCAGAACCATTAGTATTTGCTGCTAATACGACAACATTATCATCGTTGGAACTTAATGTGTCAAAGTTAATAACAGAAGCTGTCGTATTGGTGTTTCTAAACTTTGTAGTTTCGGACTGTGCACTCATTCGTTTGGTGCGCCAGTTTATCGTCCAGCCAGACAACACACTTGCAGTAAATTGTGCTTCTACGCGAATCATAAAGATATCAGAAAATGTTGGAGGGTATATACTATCCACTGTCCATTCATCAAATGTGGGGCTGCCAGCGGCGGCTTCTGCGGAGAAGTATAAGTCAACAACAGGGCTTGATGATGTTGATGCTGTAGTTAACGCAGCTACAATAGCGGCGTTTTCCGTAGCACTAAAGAAACATCTTATTTCTGATATTGGTCTACCTGCGTCTGTGAATTCATCTACCATTACATTATAGAAGTCTGCGCTACACAACAATGGTTCAATAAAGTTCGTTATAACTTCTTCTGGTTGTAAGAATGTGATTGTTGTTGCTAGTGCACCATTTAATGGGTCTTTTTCCACCCAATATAACGCAAGGTCTTCACCGAAAATTTTAACGTCTTCGTAATATTCTTTAGGGTCGTGCCATGCAATATACTTGGAATCACCAGAAAAGGTTCTATTAACTGAACGCAATTTAAGAATAGATGGGTCTTTAAGCATGAACGAATTGTAGTCGCGCCCATTAACCATCCTATCTTGGGTATAATAGACGCCCGGTGCTACGCGGCGGATGTGTTCGATGTCTTCGGATACTGAGCTGTTCTGCAATGAACTAATTAATGAATATGTGAAGGTAATCGTCTGAACTGTATTTGTTAAGTCAAGATACGTAAACGTGGCTGGCTTATCTATAACAGAAGTCTTTTGAATCAAGGTGTCACTGTTTGCCGATACGCGATGCCAAACATCAAACGCACCAGAAGGTATTTCTGCAAATTCACCATCACCAAAGATAATTTTAATCTGGTCGTTGTCTAATGCTTCAAGTTCATATTTTTGTCTGTTTTGGTCTGTGTTGAAAATAATATTCTGACCATTTACCAAATCCACTTCGAACCATTCGCCGTAGCGGGTAGCGCCGTCTGCTAAGTGAGGAAGGATTTCAGCAACTGGGTCAGATGTTAATATTTCGCGTGTAGAAGCATTAACATTATTTAACCATACGTCGGTTTCATTAATGTTGTTTACTTCAATATCAATTGTTTGGTTTGGTGTAATACCATCAAATGTTTGCTCGTCTATTGACAATGTTCCTTGTTTGGTGAAACAGAAGAAACCTGTAGTGTCTGATGCATCACCAAGACCGTCTGAGCCGTACAAAAGTGAAAACTTAGCATTTCGCTCTGGGCGCTTTTCAATCGGGGAATCGGCAGTAAGTTCAACAGGCACCAATTCCATAGGGAATGATTGTCCTGCGGATGCTGATGAATAATTAAATGTAGAGATACCACTTGAATTTAGTGGCTGGTTGTTCCACGTATAAAGTTCAAATAATACATCTTCGATTTGTACACGTTCGTTTGGTCCAACACTACCGAAGTCTTGTGAAAGAACACGGTTCATTACTAATAAGAATTGTTCTTTCCAATCATCATTGTTTAAATCGTTCCATACAATTTTTCTGCCAGCCAAGTTTCTGCCTTGCGAATCAATGACTTGTTCGGTAGTTTGTATCGATGACAACTTAACCAATCCGCGTGCGGGTAGGTTTCTGGATGCCTTATATGATATTAATTTAGCAAGGCGTAAAATTGATTCTTTGCGTTCAGCGGTGGTGATAAAGTTTTCATGTGCGTTTAAATCTATACGATACGCGAGCAGTTCGCCAACGTAAGCAAATATTTCAAGGATGGCAATGAATTCACTCGATTCGATGTAGTCATTGAAATCTTCAGGAAAATACAATTTAACATAGTCCAAAAGACTTTCCTTGATTGTATTGAAGTCAAACGAATTAAAGTTTACCTGTGTAAACGCTTCGTGAATAACTTCCCATGCTTCTGCTCTTGCTATCTGATTAGCCATATTAATCCTCAAATTGGATGTTCAAATTGAATTCATCCACTGTATCTAGTTCTATATAAAGTAATGTACATTCCACTATCGCTGTATTGGTATCGTAATCTGGTACAACCGCCAATTTAAGTATTTCAACGCGCGGGTCGTAATCCATCACCCCTTTTATTTCCGTATGTAGTTCGTCTAATGTGTCAGAATCTAATGGCTCAAATGTCAATTCCTGCACAATGGTACCAAATGTTGGCATCATTACCCGTGAACCACGGGGTGTAAAAATATGATTCAACAGGTCGAGCTTCACCAATTCTACGTCACGTAGGGTTAGTGTCTTGCTTTTCTCAAATTCGAATGACGAATATCCTTTGTATAAATTTGTGCGTGTCATATCATATTTCCAATATTATCTAATATTTATCAACGATGCCATTTGTCATTTCTGCTCAAATCTTCGCCGTTTTCTTTACGACCAACATCCGCACTATCATAAGGGAATTCTGGTTCGCCATCAACCAGCATGGTGCGTGCCCATGGTTCGTGGTCTGGTTTGCGACTCACACCTTCCGCGTCGGTTGCTTCTGTGGCTGCGGTGGCGGGTGGACCATTTAAATGTACTTCTGCGCCAGTGACCAATACATTTCCACCAGCCAATATATTTGTTTCTGTGAACCCCTCAATAAACATCGTTCCACCAGCACACTTAACATTCATATTATCTTCAGAATGCAAAAATGCTGCGGCATCTGATTTCAAATGTAATTCAGTACCTGCGTGTATATGTACGGTGTTGGTGGATGACATGTTTATGCCTTCTTCTGCGTGCACGTTGAATGAGCCACCAGCATTAAAGTTGATATCCTTTTTACTATGTACAGATATATTTCGCTCGGCGTACATATCTATATTTCCAGCTTCGTCCATTTCTATCCAAGTCTTGCCACCAGC